AGCTTCCGTTCAAACTCTTCAAGTATTTGATTGTCAACTTTGGCACTATCACCAATAAACTGGCGTTTAGGTATTGTTACATTCCGGTTACGTCCGGCGGTGGTAGTACCTTCGTTGTTGGCTTTGGAATATTTCTTATCGGACACAATGGTAGTTTCACCATCAGCAGTCTTTTGATATTCGATACTCATACCCAAATCGCCAGTTTCACCTGTAAGTATAGGGCGTGAAGCTTTAGCCCCGGTTGTTTTTGGATTTAATCGGCGTTTAACCTCTTCCCATGGTTCAAATGCTGTATCTGTAAACCCTTCATCCTGAAAGTTCTCAGTAAACACATCACGCGCAATTTTACCCATTATCACCGGTGCATCATCGTCGATAAATCGTTTAGCCTCATCGCTCATGTTCAGTAAGTGTTCGGCAAAATAGTCACCATCCATAAATATTTTGTATTGAAATGAATAAATATTGAAAATATGTATTACTTTTGTGGTGTCCTTTCTGCGTGAGAGGGCGAACCGTTGGCAGTATATTCCTTGTGGATATGCTGCCAATGTCATTTTAGATCATCTTTAGGCTCAAAAACGATTTTATTTTTTTGTCCCTTAACTGGTTTTGTGTGATTATTTTCTCCTGAGAATATCTCTTTTGGAATTTCTTGAAAGGCTTCACACATTGCAAAACCAAAGTTGTAGTAATGTTTGCAAAACTGACACCTGTAAATTATTTTTTGTTCCATTTTTTAAATATATCTAAAAGTTCATCCGGGATATCTTTTTCTCCAAACATTCTGAATTTAGCATAATATTCAGCAAAACATTCAGCTCTATCCGAACCGTAAACACTTGGTGAAGCTACATCCTTGAATTTCGGAAACTCCAATGCATCGTCTATATAGTGAGCGAATTCATGGTGTACAGTGCATTTTATTTGGTCTTTTACATCTTTCAATAGTGCATTAATTGTGTTTGGTATTGGACTTTCTCCGTTTTCTATGGCACGTTCAATTTTTTTTGTAGCTAATTTATAATCTAATATTCTTGAACGTTCTGCACTGATTTGTTTTTTTATCATTTTTATAAATGACTTATTAGAATCAGGTTTTATCTTTTCTTCAAACATTTTTATTGTTCTGTCGCTTGCAATTATTTTGTCTTTTATTCTAATTAATTGCTCGTCAAATGATAACGGTGGCTTATAGAAATTTATTTTGAAAGCATCTGCATTAAAAGCAATTTCACTTTGTCTATAAACTTCTTTTGAAATAAAATGACCTCCTTTTATTCCTGTTCCAGAACTTCTCATTGTTTCAATAGATAATCTATCAATATTTATTTTGCCACTAATGCTATGTTCTTTATGCAGAGCTTCAAGAACTGAATTCACATGGTCGATAGGTACATCTTTGAACTTGACTTCTTTAAATCCAAAAGATTTAGCTATTTTTTCCGCTTCATCTATGTTTTTAGCCTCTGTAAATACTTCTACATTTGTGCGAGTAAATATAGATGTTTTTCCATTATTGTTGATAATTATAGTTTCTAATCGTTTAATATCAGGTCGTCCCCATTGACGTTTTATAAAACTTTCGACAGAATGCTCAGGCATACCATCTGTCAATTCAAGATAAGCCACTTCAGATTTTTGAGCAGCTTGTAATATACGTTTACTTGCCATTTTATTCGATGAACTTTTGAACTCTACGAGCTTTCCATCAATTATAGCATCGGGGCAATCGTTTTTTTGAATGCTTTGAAAGGCTTTTCCATAATATCGCTCACGAAGTTCTATTTCTTTTGAATATATTCGTGGCAATAGTTTTATGTCTTTTCCGTATCCTGCCTCTGTTATGTTTTTTATGGCTTTTTCATTTATAGCAAGTTCTTTCTCGTTAAGACAATTGTAATGCACTTTATACTCAATTCCGCTTTTAGTGGTTTTCTTAATATACACCACATCGTCCGGATTATACAACACGCCCACATCCGGTATGTGCTTATTTACCCGACTAAAATAAGGATGCTTGTTTGAAAATATTTCGTTGGTGTAATACGGATTACCTTCGAGACCAGGAGCCACAGGAACGGGCGTTATATCGCCATTATCGGTAACAGCTTTGTCGGTGTTTTTCCAATCACATTTACAGTTCCAAATGCAACCAGGCGTGTTGTTTTTCAAAAAAGGGTCATCCATTGCCCATATACGACCAACGTATGTAAGGTGGAGTTCGCGCGGTGAAGCTGAACGGGTTCTCAACCACTCAATATTTGGGAAAAGTCGTTTTTCTTTGGTGAATTGCGCCCATTGCTTTGCTACACGGCAGCGATGCGAAGTTGTATTGTATTCGGCAGCTTGAGCGCGGTTGGCTCTACCTATTACAACCTTTGCTGCTTTCTGATACTCTTCCTTGCTGCGTGCAACACCATTTATATCGGCTTTGCAGCGTTCTAATTGCTGAATGGTATAATTAGCCTTGGCAGCTGCTAAACGGCTCACGTTGTTCTTAAATAGCTTCGCAGACTCTTCGTTATCTGAGGTAACTGCACGATGCAAATCGTCGTTGTAGGTGTCGAATATCGGGCGCATAAGTTCAGAGCCTTTGCCCTGCCATATTTGCTCTACAGCAGCGTTTAAATCTACCTGACGGTTTGCCAATTGTAAACTTGGATATTCTGAAATAGCCAATTGTCGAAGTGATAAATCGTTGTTGAAGTAAAGGGCATCGGTGTTGAGTTCGACCTCTCCCCCCGCCCTCTCCCAAGGAGAGGGAGCTTTAAGAGCGGGGGTTAATCGAAAAAACTGAGCGACTGGTTTTGAGTGCTTCGCTCACTTCGTGGATTTTTTTCGTCAAGTTCCACGTCATAAGTTGTTTCAATATATTCTTTTGTTAGATTATATCCGTTTTGCATTAACACACCATCCACCGCAATTTTATCTTTTGGCTTAACTGTTGTTTTTTCAACCAGTTCGAAATAATATCCATCCGGTATGTCGTAGCCTAAATTACGCAAAACAGGTATGAAATCATCAGAAAGCCAATCCTGAACGTCCATGATGTCTGAGTCGGTTATTTCCTGATAAATTTTAAGGTGCACTTCGGCTTGTGACTGACTGCTACCATCGTCCATGGTCATTGTTTGCCCTACAACGCCTTTTGAAATCTCTTTATTAATACGTTCAATTTTTTTATCGAAAACATTGAATGAGTCTGTTTTAGAGTTTTCTTTAATCTCAACATCGGTTTGTTTGTCGAAAATAGCATAGGACTTTTTACCCATTGTAGAGAGCCATTTTTGCAGGTCGTCTTTGTGCTTTTCGGTATTGATCATTGTTCTGGCTATACGAATCGGCACGCCGAATATTTGCTCAAAGTCATCCCACGAAGCCCATGAATGGCGTTTAAAAATTGTCATTGGCGCAATGCGTTCAAGGAATCCAACAGCGTTGGAATCAAGCTGAATGTAAATAAGAAAATTTGAAAAGTCAGTGTAACGAATAGCAATACCTGAAGGATTATAAGCATCTTTCAAAAGCAAGCCTTTTTCAGGAATAATATTCTCGCGACTAATATCTATAATCTTTTTGATATTACCGCTTTCAAAATCGGAAATAAACAACATGCTGTAGCCATAAGCTTTTGACTCCATAGCTTTACGAATAATGTGTCGCATCCAACGCTTTTGAAACGGCTTGGTACGCTCAACATCCTGTTTGCCTTCGGGGTCTTTCAAAACTATTTCCTTGTTTACGACACGCAAAATTCTATTTTCTACAGCTCCCTGAAGGTGATTGTCCAACATTGAATCTTTATACAATTGCTGTATCGGATATGTTACCGGATTAAAAGGGTCGTAGCGAATAGTACGCGAATTCTGCCAGTCGGTTATTTCCTTCCGGTATAGCGATTCGTACAGGTGAAAATAATCAATTTCAAGTTTATCAGATTCGCGTGTGTCGGTCAAAGGCGGTTGTTTTGCATACCTGCCTGTATTGTTATCTTTAGCAGCTGCCAACTGAAGCTGATTTTTTATTTGTTTTGTTTTGGCGTTCATAATTAGAAATTTGATTGATATTGTACATCTCCACCAAACCGGAAGTCGCCAGCTGTTCCTTCGCTTTCTTCGGGTTCTTCCACTTTAGGCGGTAGCGTTCTGTCTCCCAATTCGCCGGTGTACGATTTTTCGAGCCAGTCAATTGCTTCGGAATATCTTCGCCCGGCTACGGCATTTGTTTCGCGCGTGTGGCGTTCGTAAATCTCGTAGATTACTATGTCCTTCAGGCGTTTTACGATTGATTTTTTGCGTGTATCGCCCGTAGCGTTGAAAATGGTATCAATGTCGTAGAACCGGCTTAAATAGCCTTTCATTTTATCAATGCTTTCATCGATAATCTCCGTTACGATCTCATCGTTTACATCGGTTAGCAGGTCTATTAAATTCAAATCGCCAACCGTGTTTAATTCATCTTTTGTCAGAAATGCCATACTAATAACCTCCTCTTTCATCTTCGCCTGTTACGGGCGCGTTACTACTACTATTATCGTCCTGACCATCTTTGTTCAGGTATTCTTGTGCCTTTAAAATTGCATCGGTAAGCGCATCCGGAAAATCGACCGGATATTTACCGCCTTTCTCAAAATTCAACATTTGCGCTTTTGCCTCTTCCCAGTCCGGGTTCTCTTCGAGCTCTTCGCTAAAGTCGAGTAATCCTGTAAAAAGTACGCTTACCAATGTGGTATCAATCTTTGTGTACTTATCAGTTACGCTCTTTTGCGATATGGGGATACTTATTGATTTGTGCTTAATGGCAGCACGTATAAGTATTGGGTAATAAATAGCTTCCTGTGATACGCTACCGTCAAAATAATAGATTGTAGAACCATT